ATGTTAGTATAATATGGCAAAGATAAGTACATACAATATAGACACCAACATCACCGGGAGTGAGCTATTGGTGGGGACTGAAGCAAATTCTTCACCTCCTAATTTAACTAAGAACTTTAAAGTAGAAGATGTATTTAGTTATGTGTGGGGATGGAGATATACTGAGTTTACAATAGATGACCCGGATATTCTAAGAAATATAAAAACAAAACCTTTAGTCCTTCTACCTCCCCAAGGAAATAATGTGGTTATTATTCCCTTACAATTAACCCTCATTACTTATGGCTCACTCGTTCCCGGAGTTTCTTTTAATCAATATATATATACTGCAGTTGCCACCCCTCTAGGACAGGAGCTAACAATAGGCCTTGATGATGGAACAGGGATGGTTGGAGCAACTCCTTGGATAAGTGGAATAAATGGCATTGCGTATACCGGTGCTTTAGGTTATGATGGTAGGAATTTTGCTACTCAGAGCTTTGCTTGTCCATCGGGAGATGGAATTAGAGGCACTATTGCAGATGCTAATAAAGCCATGTTGTTTGGAGTTTTACCCGGAGGAAATGATTCTGCCACAGGGGATATGCCGGTTAAATTCCAATTTTCATATCAACTATTTACTTTTTAGTTATGACCACTCTACATAATAATAATGAGATACATATTAGTATGCTTGCTGAAAGGCAAGAGGTTTTAATAAAAGATGATAAGTTGATAAGCTCCGATGGAGGAACTCAAAAAACTAAAAATATACGCTTAGGAGATTTACAATGCAAAGCTATTTGTCCCTTTAAGATAGAGAAATTTATTATTAGTGAGGCGCAGATATTAGCTTCTTCTTATGCGAACCCTATTATTCTGCTACCTGCGTTGGGAGTGCAAGAGTGGTACACTGTAATGATGCCATGGATGAATACTTTTAAAAATGTGGTTACTAATCCTGCTTATCCTTTTGTGGTGGCTGCAGGTCAAGAGTTAAGCATTAGGGGATTTTTTCCTCTTACAGGAGTTTTAGCTTTAAATATTTTCCCTAAACTAAATCAAGCTGAGTTTACTAGTGCGACCACTCAAGTAACTAAACTATCAAGGTCGGGGGGTTTTTACACTAACTACAACTTTCAAACAACGCAGACTTCTTATTCGTCCATAGTTATTGTGCCTAATGCAGGCTCAAATGTTGGGTGGATAACAGGGGAAGGGTATTGGGAAATAGAATTAATGTATATGATAAATAATAATTTATAAAAATGGATATAAGAAAAATTTCAGTAGGACCTGATTATAAGTCAGGGGCAATGCACTACATTGTAGGGCAAGAGGTGTTGAACGGCTCACACACCATACACCTAATTAAAAATGAAGGTGGGTCAATTCGTATTTGGATAGAAAAAAAGGGAGAGGTTGTATTGTGGAAAGAGTTCACAGATACTATGCCTATCTCTATAGAATATAATATATATTTTGAATGAAATCACCAACAGACTTTTTAGTAGAACCGGTAGGGAATCAACGGTATGCTAATAAAAAAAACATAGGAGGTGTTGAGTTTTTAGTAAGCTCTTCGGAAGAAGACCATAAGTTTTCTAATAGAGAAGCTATAGTAATTGAAACTCCCCTCAGATATAAAGGCCCTATAAAGAAGGGGGATACTTTATTGGTTCATCATAATGTTTTTAAATATTATAATGACATGTATGGTAGACAGAAAAGTGGAAGGAGTTTCTTTAGAGAGAATACCTTTTTAATTGATAGCGAACAATTCTTTCTTTATAAGCAAGACGGTGAATGGAAACCTTATGATAGGTATTGTTTTATTAAACCTATTGCTGTTAAACAGGATTATCATTTACATAAGAATGTTAGGTTTGAACCATTGGTAGGTGAGATGAAATACCCTAATGAGTATTTAAAAAAACAAGGAGTAAAGAAAGGTGATAGAGTTATGTTTAATCCTAATATGGAATATGAATTTCAGGTAGACGGAGAGTTGCTTTACAGAATATACGACCACCAAATTCCTGTTGTTCTATGAAGCTAGAATGGAAAAAGATAAATATAAAAGAAGTATGGAAACATACAAGACCTATCATTTATAAGAATAAAAAAAAATACAATCGTAATGAACTCAAAAGAAATAAAATTAGAAATTATAAAAGCGGGGAGGAAGGCTGTGAGGCAGTTGATTAAAGTTGCTAAAGAAGAAATTATAAAGCCTGACCCTGAAGATGAGTTGGCTGCAGATAGATTAAAAAATGCTGCGGCGACTAAAAAGCTAGCCATCTTTGATGCTTTTGAAATATTAAACAGAATAGACTCCGAAGAAGAAAGTTTAGAGATTGCAAGCAGGGGTGCAGATAAAACACAAACAAAACAAGGATTTGCAGAAAGAAGATCAAAATAAATTATATACTCTTATACAAGATTATATTCCTAAGGGAGTTTTATCACGAAAGAATAAAGCTTCTTCATGGGAGTATGGGTATAATGAAAAGTATGACTTCGTTAATATATCTAAGTCAGGAAAGGTTGGAGATATTATAGACATCTCAGGTTTAAGAATAGGTCTACCTTTGTATATACAGCCTAAAAAGAAAACCCCTAAAGACAAACAATATTGGCAACGTCACGAGCTACCTAAACAGCTTTCTAAAATCAACTCTATCTTTCAATGGAATACAATGGACTCTGCTTTTAAGAATAGGTGGGTAGATTATATTGAGGGAGAGTTTGATAAAAGAGAGCATGGGGAGTGGTTTGTGAATAATGGAGTTCCTACATATATAACAGGAGCTCACTATATGTATCTTCAGTGGACAAGTATTGATGTAGGATATCCCGATTATCGTGAGGCTAATAGAATATTCTTTATATTTTGGGAAGCATGTAAGGCAGACTCAAGATGTTTCGGCATGACTTATTTAAAAATAAGACGTTCAGGATTTTCTTATATGGGTTCTTCAGAGTGTGTTAATGTGGGAACATTAGCTAAAGATTCAAGGGTGGGTATCTTGTCTAAGACCGGTTCGGATGCAAAGAAAATGTTTACAGATAAAGTTGTTCCTATATCAAATCGATTACCATTCTTTTTTAAACCCATCCAAGATGGTATGGATAAACCTAAAACAGAATTAGCCTTTAGAGTTCCGGCGGCTAAGATTACTAAGAAGAATATGTATGAGGTTTCAGATGAAGAACTATTAGGGCTAGATACTACTATTGATTGGAAAAATACAGATGACAACTCTTATGATGGAGAGAAGTTATTATTATTAGTGCACGATGAAAGTGGTAAATGGATAAAGCCTAATAACATATTAAATAATTGGAGAGTAACTAAGACCTGTTTACGATTAGGTAGTAAGATTATTGGTAAATGTATGATGGGTTCTACCTCTAATGCATTAAACAAAGGTGGAGAAAATTTCAAGAAACTGTTTGAAGATTCTAGTTTGTCTTCACGAAATGCAAATGGTCAAACTAAAAGTGGATTGTATTCTTTGTTTATTCCTATGGAGTATAACATGGAGGGTTTTATAGATATATATGGACAGCCTGTGTTTCGTAAACCACAGGGGAAAGTAAAAGGAGTTGATGGGGAATGGATACGGAATGGAGCTATTGATTATTGGGAAGCAGAAGTCGAGTCGTTAAAAAATGATGCTGATGCTCTGAATGAATTTTATCGACAGTTTCCAAGAACAGAGTCTCATGCATTTAGAGATGAAAGTAAATCATCTTTATTTAATTTAACTAAGATATATCAACAAATAGATTATAATGATTCTTTAATCCCTGAACATTTTTTAACACGAGGTTCTTTTTCGTGGGCCAATGGAATTAAAGATAGTAAAGTTATATGGACACCGAATAAAAGGGGAAGGTTTTTAATTAGTTGGAGTCCACCTAAACATTTACAAAATAATATTATAGAAAGAAACGGAGTAAAGTTTCCCGGCAATGACCATATAGGTGCGTTTGGTTGTGACTCTTATGATATATCAGGAACAGTAGGTGGTGGTGGTTCAAACGGAGCTCTGCATGGGTTAACTACATTTAGCATGGAAGAAGCTCCAAGTAATCAATTCTTTTTAGAATATATTGCAAGACCTCAAACGGCAGAGATATTTTTGAAGAAGTATTAATGGCATGTGTGTTTTATGGAATGCCTATTCTAATTGAGAACAATAAACCTAGATTACTTTATCATTTAAAGAATAGAGGGTACAGGGGTTTCTCGATGAACCGGCCCGATAAACATAGATCAAAACTTTCTAAGTCGGAAAAAGAATTAGGAGGTATACCAAATACTTCAGAAGATATAAAACAAGCACATGCGGCAGCGGTAGAGTCTTATATTGAAAAGTATGTAGGGTTAGACTTTGAATCTACATACAGGCCTTCTGATGAAATGGGGATGATGTTGTTCTCTAAAACTTTAGAGGATTGGGCAAGATTTGATATAACAAATAGAACTAGGCACGATGCCACTATTAGTTCGGGATTAGCTATTATGGCTACTCAACGCCACTTATATTCACCTCAAAAGAAACAATCAAAAATAAGTGTTAACTTTGCAAGGTATACTAATACAGGCAGATTAAGTACATTAATACGATGAAAGATATAAAAATAAACATACAAGCAGCGGGGTTTCCAAGTCAATTTGTTTCAGATGCAGAAAAAGCTACTGATGAGTTTGGCCTTCAAATAGGTCAGGCTATACAATACGAATGGTTTCGTAAAGACAGTAATACCTGTAGGTTCTATAATCAATGGGGAGAATATAATAGGTTAAGACTATATGCTCGTGGAGAGCAATCAATAGCTAAATATAAAAACGAGTTGGCTATTGATGGAGATTTATCTTATCTTAATTTAGATTGGACTCCTGTTCCTATACTTCCTAAGTTTGTTGATATTGTAGTTAATGGAATGTCTGATAGATTATTTAAAGTAGATGCTTATGCGCAAGATGCGGTCTCTCAATCTAAGCGAAGCAAGTACCAAAGAATGATAGAAGGACAGATGGTTGCTAAACCTGTTCTTGATATTATACAAAAGAGAGGTGATGTTAACCCTTACTCTATGGACCCCGATGAGCTTCCGGCTTCAGATGAAGAGTTAGCGTTATATATGCAGTTAAACTATAAGCCTGCTATTGAGATAGCTCAAGAAGAGGCTATTAACACTTTGTTGGACAACAATAAATATATAGACCTAAGAAAGAGATTTGATTAT